TCAGTAAAAGAAGCTGATTCTATAAAATAACTTCCTGAGTATGGGGATATTCTAAATAGGGCATTTGTTGCATCTGCTGTAGCTGGGCTATTAGTTGTAATTGTAGTAGTACCTTGATTAATACTTCCAATAGTAGTACCAGCACTATGTCCTGTACCTCCAACTAAAACCATTCCAACTTTTAAAAAATCATATTCACTACCTGATTTGTACCCACTAACACCAACTATGTTAGTGATTTGGTTACTACCATCCAGAATATCTCCTCTAACTCTTACATAAGAATTACTTCCAGATCCAATTGGGTTTACATTTGTTAATTTTCCAAAAAATTGTTGAGCCATCTATTTAAAATCTTAAACTTATTAATACTTTACCAAATGTATCTAAACCACCATCTAATGAATAAGTACCAAATCCTGCAGCGTTTGTGAAATTAACTCTAGCACTAGTAATTGTTGAATTACCTAAAGCACTAGCTTGATTTGCTAACATAATAGGTACATTTCTTGTTGCCAAACTATTATTTTCACCAGCACCATTATTTATTGCATTTGCAGGTAAAGTAAGGGTTTTAGGGTTTGTTTCTGATGTAGCTATATAAATCATCATAGACATTATTTGATTATCCCCAGCTGTTGGGGCTACTATTGTAATTGTAGAATCTGTAATTGTTGATGCATTAAATGCCGGAACATAAGCTGCATCGGTTCCATTATTACTACCACTACCTGCTGATACATAAGTAAAGCTATTACTATCTACTACTGTAATTATTCTATATATGTTAGTATCAATTCCAGCTCGTATTACTACATAATTTCCAGTTGTTAACCCATGAGAGGACGATGTTACTGTTACTGTAGTTCCTGTTCTACTATAAGTTAAACCACTATAAATATTTCCTGAGGATAATATTTGGACTGAATTGCTGGAAATAGTATGAGTATATCTTATTATATTACTTAAAGGGCTACCTCCTGCTCCAGAGGGTGAAGTACCTGATGTACCATCTGTACCATTTGACCCTGATGTACCATCTGAACCATTTGTTCCTGAAGAACCATCTGAACCTGAAGTTCCGTCTGAACCTGAAGAACCGTCTGTACCATTTGAACCATTTGTACCATTTGTTCCTGATGAACCATCTGAACCATTTGTACCATTAGTTCCTGAAGAACCATTTGTTCCAGATGTACCACTTGTAAAATTAGCCCAACTGAAATCATAATCTGTGTTTGAGTTTTTAACAAGTCCTTGACCTGTATCTCCTCCTGTAGGAAGACCAACACCTGATGTACCATCTGATCCTGAAGAACCATCTGTACCATTTGTACCATTAGTTCCTGAAGACCCGGATGAACCATCTGAACCATTTGTACCATTTGTTCCTGAAGAACCATTTGTTCCAGATGTACCATCTGTACCATTTGACCCTGATGAACCATCTGAACCACTTGTTCCGTCTGTACCATTACTTCCTGATGTACCATCTGATCCATTTGTTCCGTCTGTACCATTTGATCCTGAAGTTCCTGATGTACCATCTGTACCTGCAGTTCCTGTACTACCTGCTAAACTAATTTTCCAACTATTAAAATTACCTGAACCTACAATTTCTGTAACATTTACTATTAATGTTTTTGTTCCAGAAGTATAAGAAACTACACTACCAATCATATAGTTGGAAGCATTATTAGATATAATTAAAGTTTGGCTTGTTACATAAGCTCCTACTTCAACTGTAACTAAAGTTCTATTCCCGAGTCCTATTGCAGTAGCGGAAGTTGATGTTGTTGTAAATAAATCTCCATTAGTTCCAGATGTACCATCTGTACCATTTGACCCTGATGAACCATCTGAACCACTTGTTCCTGAAGAACCGTCTGTACCATTAGTTCCATTTGTTCCTGAAGAACCATCTGAACCATTAGTTCCTGATGTACCATCAGTACCACCTGTTCCTGAGCTTCCTGAAGAACCATCTGTTCCTGAGGAACCATCTGTTCCTGAAGTTCCTGAAGTTCCTGCGGTTCCTCCTCCACCTCCACCACCAATACTTCCTGTGGTGTAGTATAAAGTTCCAGATGATGTGTTATATGCTATTAATGCGGGTGCTGAGTTGTATTCGTTAACGTATGTTGGGTTAAGATTTAGACTCCCAGATACTGATAGGGATCCAGATATGTTAATGTCATAAGGACCTGATTCTCCATTAAGTGCATCTATACTGCGTAAAACGTGTTCAGGGTATATAATACTCCCACTAGAGATTCCTGAGGTACTTAATTTAGCCATGTTTTTTTAATTTATATATAATTATATTCTATAATAAATATTCAATTTTTTTAAATAATCTGCTCCCCGAACACAGTCTTTACAACACTGTATGATTTTGGACTAGGACCCGCCATTTTTGCGTTAATTGTTTTAGGGATTATATAAGCATTAACAGTTAATGTCATATTTGTTTTATTTGCTCTATCAACCCCTGCTTCCAATAATGTTGGTGTAGCGAAAGATTTAATATCAGCCCTAAACATAAACCTTTGTGGATCTCCCCAATATGAACGAGCAGCAAATTCTATTGCTTCTGTTATTTCATTCATTTGTTCTGTAAAGTCTGTAAAAATAGACATATCATAGCTGATAGTAATGTAATCAGGTATAACGCCTAAAATATATTCTTTTTGAGGTTTTTGGTTTTGTAAAATTGAAAAATTATCGTAATTGTTTCTTTTAGAGTATTGTGTTTCAAAATATTGAACATTTTGTACTCTGTTACCATCTAATTTATTTCCAAGAGTATTGTCTTTTTCAAAACTAGTTCTTTTAAACATAATTAAAGGAACCATAGTTTTACCATTTTTGTCTCTGTAAAAACCATCTGACTGCATAGATTTCCATCTTTCAGGGGATCCATAAATTATTGGAACTCCTAATTTTGAATCATTCTGCATTACAGAAGGTTTAATTACATTTTGTAAATAGTATAAAATAGACTCATCAATGTCTTTTAATGTAATTTTAAAGTCTTTATTAGTATCATCTTTAACCGATATCTCCGCAGCTCTATTTACTTTAGATGAATCAGGTTGACCAGGCTTAGCAACACTATCGATTTGGTTTGGATTACCAAGTACTTCCTGTTTAGTTTCAGGATTATCATAGGGCATTACTAGTTTATCTAGAAATTCTCTTTTTGTATATGGTCTCGGTTTAAAATCCATTTATAATCTTGCTTCTTTTATTCCTACTTTTTCTGGTCTAGTGTAATGGCAGCTCAAAATAATTGAGTGACTTGAACCGAAGTCATCTACCGTATCACTATAAGGGTACGACGGATCTTTACCTACTACTAGCTGATTTTCGACGAGGTTATCAACTTCATAGTAATCTTCATTCCATAATATAATATCCCCAATTTCAGGAACCACATTAGCGTCTTTTAAGTCTTTTCTAAAGAATCTTACTTCTAAAGGTCTGTTTCTATCCACACCAAAGTCATCATCTAACGCAGTTTGTTCACCTCTTGACAATAGACATTTAATTAATACAGGTCCTATGAAAGTTTTATTTTGGGCCTCACCATATATATTAGATGAAGTTTCATCCAGTTTTACTTTATAATAACCCACTTGTTGCTCTATAATACTATGGAGCAATTCTGTATTTAGTCCTTGAAAAAGTAATACATCTCTATGTTTTCCGTATAATGCCATACTATGCTATCCAAATTGGTAATGGTACCTGATCTAAGTGAGTTTTCATTGATGTTGCTTCCTCAGCTTTACGTTGAAGTTGCATTTTTCTAGAATTTTCATCTAAATCATCTCTTAATTTTTGTATTAATGATTCCTTTAAGGTAGTAGCAGAAGAAATTAATTCTGCTTGATTTAAAGTTACTTCAGCACCTGGAATAGGGACTGATGAATACTTACCTCTAATATATCCTAATAATTCTTTAGCTAATGCTAAGGAATATTCAAATATCCAATATCTACCTGGAGCATTAATGTGATCATATATAGGATTTTCAAAAGGGACATTTGAAATATCAGTTACTAAATTACTTCCTGAAAAAGGTGCTTTGGCAATTGGGGAATTTCTTTCTCTTTGTTTTATATATTGAAAAAATAATTGACCTGTATTTGTAGGTACTGGGAATATTTTTAATTGATTATTTACTAATTCAAATGAAAATGCTGATTTTCTTATTTGATCATTTAATTCAATAGCCTGTATTACAGATACATCGTAATATATAGGCATCAATAAAAAGTTAATAGCTGGTGAATAGTTACCAAACCCAAATACATCTAACATTTGTTGTGAACCATACCCTGTACCAGCATATGGATCAAAATAACGTACAATTGCAGGAGTATTTTCATAGAATATTCTTTTAATTTCAATTCTATCACCTTCTTCTAAATTAACACCTGGGGTGTTTTCAGCCCATGCATTTAAATCATAAGTTTGAACACTACCTGTTAATATAATTCTACCATCATACCATTCAGTTGTACCTCCAGCACCTGCTTCTTGAGCATAGTTTTCAGCTATTCTAATAGTATTACCCATATTAGGTTGAATAACTGCTTGATTTAAACTTGATCCTGTACTAGCACCTTCTAAATTAAGAAAGTTATTTCTTATTTGGTATAAATAAAGTTCATTTCCATAAGTAGTTACTGCTTCTTCAAAACAAGCATAAAACGAACCACTTCCCATTTCAATATCTACTGTTGGATATCCCATACGTGTTGCACAAAATGCAGCTACTTTATCAGCATCGCTAGCATAAGTGGTATCACTATCATAAAATCCAAATGGGGTTTGCCCCGATTGAAAAGTAGAGGTACCTGTCCAAATAATAGGGTTTTGTTCAGCCATAATTAGGTTTTGTTATAAATATTTATCTTCTATGCGAGCCACTACTACCTGCTGTTCCTGTGATAAGTTTTTTATCATAAGCTTCATTATAATAATCGATAAGGTCTTGAACTACTTCATCTCTATTATTAGTTAACAGAGTAATTGACTCCATATTTTTTACTTTTCTGGCTGCTGTACATAAAAATTTAAAGCCAGATTCTTCTTTCTTTTTTAAATCTACTTGACCTGTGTCACCACAAACCATCATTTTTGAGTTTTTACCTATACGAGTAACAATCATTTCCATTTGATCATGAGTTACATTTTGGGCCTCATCTACAATAATACATGAATCTAAAAATGTTCTACCTCTCATAAATGAAACAGGTACAATTTCTATTAAATCATCAGATATTAATTTTTCAATTTTTGATTTATCATATAATTGGAAGAAATTTTGATATATAGGTTGAACCCAAGGATCCATTTTTTCTCTTAAATCACCAGGTAAGAATCCTATTTCTTCTTTTGATACTGTAGGTCTAGTGATTATTATTTTTTTATACATTCTGCGTAGTAACCCATCTAAGGCTATATTACATGCTAAAAATGTTTTTCCAGAACCTGCTTGCCCTGATAATAGGGTAACTGTGTTTTCTAAAATTTTTGCTTTCGCTAATTTTTGTTCTTCATTTAATGGGGTTTTAAATTTAATTGGATTTTTAGGAATTCGCTTTTTACGATAAACATCGTCAGTATGCGGTTTACTTGCCATAAACTCTCAGTTTTGAATTAATAATCTATTTAAGAACGTTTCATATAAATATGAAAAAAAAGTCCCGCTTGCGCGGGACTTTCTAAAGATATTAATTGTTGTTAACTACAAATTATATTACTTGTAAGTCTGCAACTTTAATTCCACCATAGAATTCAGGACGTACCATCTTCTTAGCGTAACGAGTCATGATACCTTTTCTTGGAGTGAAGGTATTAGGATCGTATACTAGAGGAGTCATGATTAATGGGATATATGGAGCATATACTGCACCAGCTTCTAGGAATTGGTTACCTTTGAAGCCCATTAATATGAAGTTTTCCTTCATGTATGGGTTTTTGTATACTTTGTAACGGCTATTTAAAGCACCTACTTTTTGTACACCAAATGCGTAGCTCATTTTAGCAGCATCACCATCTGTATCAGCAGCAAATCCTGGAATTGATTCCAAAATTGTTGCTACAGTTGGAGAAACAACCATAAAGTTAGCACCTCCACGTAGAGTTTTCTGGTGGATAAGGTTAGATACTTTTTGTAGTTTAATTCCAAGTGTTTGGAACCAGCTCATTTGAGTATAATACACACCATTTGTGTTTGAATCGAATCCTGTTCCAGCTCCGTTTAGTTCATTACCAACTTTTGCTGACCATACAGCTGTGTTAGCAGCAGGTACGTTCTCGATTAACATTCCAAGGATCTCTAAATCGATTTCCAATGAAATATATTCACTCAAGATACTTGTCAATTCCGCTTCAGCATCTAGTGAATGGAATGCATTTAAATCTTGAGAAAATTCTGGTGTCCATTGTGCTTTTAACTTTCTAGTCTTAGCAGCAATAGTTTCAGATCTCATCTGTACGTTAATTTCTGGGATATCAATTGCTTGACCAGCAGCATCTGCTTGATCAGAATATGCAGCTCCATCTTCGAAATCACCTCTTGCGTTGAAATCAGTTTGTTTGTTGAAGTGTACTACCATAGCACCACCATCTTCAACACCAGCTCCGTAATTTACGAAGAAATCAACGTTACCACCATCTAATTTAGTTAATGCAGGTAAGTTCATAGCAGCAGTTAGTGACTCACCACCACCGAATCCGTTAGATCCAGAGATTACATAGAATCCTCTTACTCCGTCTTTATCGAATCCTGCTAAAGAAGCAGTTTCAACAGAAACTTTTGCTAAGTTACCATCTACAATAGATTGAGATAGATCAGCGTTGAAATTTACTTCAGCAAATGATGCAGAATCTACAGCGTAGTTAGCTGGAGCAACAGAAGCAGAAAATTCATTAATTGAATATCCAAATCTTCCTGGTCCGTATAAACCACCTGTGTTTGTGTTACCAAAGTTTGTACTAGTATCACCATACATAGAATCTCCAGCACTGAATGGTATTTTTGAATCTCCGTATTGGAAATCTAAGAAAAATACTAAACCTGCAGGTAGAGTCATTGGTTGTACAGAAACAAATTCTTTAGCAGCAATCTGACCGAATACTTTACGTACTAAAGGTAGAGCTACGGCAGCATATTGCTCACCTGTCCCTGGAGTAAAATTAGCTCCAGTTCCAGTAGTGTTCGCTTCAACAACAAGTTGTTTTGCTTGGTTTTCAAGCAAAATAGCCATGTTACCTTTGTCGATATCACTACTTACTCCCTCTAATAGGCCAGACTTTGCCCATTTTCCAGCTAGACGAGATGCGTCTTTCTGAACTGACTGATAAGGGCTAGCAGTCTCTAATAATTGATTAACAATGTTTGACATTTTGTTAGGGTTTTAATAATTAATTTTTAATTTTAAATAATTCCGGCTAGTTTTTGCATTCTATTTACAAAATTATCACCTTCAGTTAAAATATCTTTTTTAGGAGCTACACCAGCTGCTTTAGAAGCAAATGATTTGTGTTCCTTTAAATTAGATTTTTTAGTACCTAGGTTTTCTTTTAGTGTTTCGAATACATTCTTAACCTCCTTTAACGTTTCAGCTCTATCGAAAGCATTTACTACTTTCACTTTTTGAGCTTCTGTTAAAGTTTTACTTTTGAACAATTTGTTCACGTAAAGAAGTTTAGCGTTTAAAAGATTTACTTCGTTGAGTTCTCCTTTAAGAGTGTTGATTACATTAATAGCTTCGTTTAAGTCAGCTTTAACTTCTTCAACTTCTTTTTTCTCGTCCATGTCCTTTTTCTCGTCCATGTCCTTCTTCTCATCTACCATTTCATCTTCAGCTTCAATTTCAATATCATCTCCACCTTCGGCATCGATATCTATATCCATTTCTTCTTCTTCTCCACCACCCATAACGTCTGAAAGAACGTCACGAATAATGTCTTTTAATTCATCTACTGTGATTTCACCTACTTCGTCACCTGCTTCAGCTTCTACTACTGGGAAATCATTTTCGTTAATGGTTTCTGTAGTTTCACTTCTCATTGCTTGTCCAGCTCCTTTTCCAAGTTGTTCTAGTGAATCGGCTACTTTTTTGACTTTTTGTCCGTATTGTCCTGCTGTGGCTTTATCCATAAAGGATACCATAGCGGCGGATCCGCCAATTAGTGTTCCAGCTCCTGCTAGTACTTGTAAAAATTCTGACATTGCTGCAGGATCCATCATTTCTGATAGGTTTTCCTCATCAATAGTTTCGTCTACTTCTTTTTTACCTTCATCAGCTCTTTCAGCTTCATCCAGTTCTCTAAGTAGCTCTTCTAAATCAATTTCTTCAATTGATCCTTCTTGTTCGTACATATCCTCGTCCATATCTGATGCTTCGTCCATTTCTTTTTTGGCTTCATCAACATCTTTTTTGGCTTCGTCTACGTCTTTTTTTGCTTCATCAACATCAGCTTTAGCTTCGTCCATGTCCTTTTTCTCGTCCATGTCCTTTTTCGCTTCGTCTACATCTTTCTTTGCTTCGTCCATATCTTTAGCTTCGTCTACGTCTTTTTTGGCTTCGTCCATGTCCTTAGCCTCGTCTACGTCTTTTTTAGCTTCATCTACGTCGTTCTTTTTCTCGTCTAGGTCTTTTCCTTCGTCGATATCCTCATCTAGATCAGCTTCATTTTGCATCTGCTTTTCTAGCATAGATTGGATTTTTGGTTGGAAAGCCTCTTCAAGGGCAAGTTTAGCATTAGCAAGAGCAGTCTCACGAATAGCTTTAGCTTCAGCGATTGCATCGTTGAAAAACTTTGTGTTTGACATAATAAAATAAATTTGTCGGGATTACTTATTAAGGAAGTAATATAGGGATTTTATAAATTGAGTGAGGTAATATTGAGAAATTACCTATCTTACGCGAATAAATATATAAGGAGGGGGGAGAACGTTACCTAAGACAACAGATTCCCGATTGAGTGCAAATGATATCAGATAGTATAGAATTTAATGCACTATATTTAAATGAGGATGGGTTATAACTTTCGTTTAATCCAGCGGGTTTCATAAAAGCACCGTGTGTTGATGGTGTTGATACGAAATCCCAACATAAAAGTTCAAAATCATCGTCTACTTCTACTCTACCTTCACCTAATTGTTTTACTGAGCCCATACCTCTTGATGATATACCTACAGTAATGTTATTTTCGAATAATTGTTGTAAAATGTTCCCTGATGGTGTTGGTAAAACTTCTATTTTACCCATTAGGTCATTTCCTTCCCAATATAATTCTTTAATGTTATGGCAGGCATTTTTTAAGTTAATCACTGATGATTCTGGGTGATCTAATTCACCTAATGCTCTATTTTCTGCGATAGGACCATCAATATATTTATCAACTTCTCTTTTTAGTACCTCAAATGGGTAACGTCTACCGTTATGGTTAAATTCTTCGGCACGTTGAACAATACCTTCAACGAGCATATTTTTACCACCAGCTAACCCTTCATTAATTTGAGTTTTTGTTGGTGTAAATACGGAATATTCTATTAGTAATGTTTGAGCCATTATTTGTCTACAATTTTTACATCAGCATCAGGTGATTTCTTTTGTACAGCAATTGCTGTGTCTTCATCTTCTACTTCAATAGCTTCTTTTTGAGCTTTATATGCTTCTACTTTATCTTTAAGTTCATTAACATCAATACCTGCTTTACTAGCATATTTTTCGTAAATTTCTTCACGTGCTTGACCTAATTTTTCAACTTCAAATTTATCTGGGGCTTCTAATTCATTAGAATATAATTTAAACTCACCATCTTCTTCTCTGGTTAGTTTGTTTTCTAATTGTGATACTGAGATGTTCATGTCATCTATTCTTTCAGCATCTTCACCATGTTCGCGTATGAATTTTTTATTATTCTTTTTAGCATCTTTAGCAATTTTAGCAATTACTTTATCTGTTATTTCTTCCATTGCGTGGTCTTCACCATTCATTTTTAGAATTAACTTTTCAGAATAATAATTTTGGTTTTTGGTTAAGTTTTTTAATACTTTATCTTGAGCTTTTACTACATCAATAGGTGCAATATCTTCAATGTGCATACTATCTCCGGCATTATCCGCTACTCTATTTCCTACTGAATTGGTAATTAAACCTAATTCAAAATCCATACCTTTTGAATATTCGTAAGGATTTACTTGGTCAATAGTTCTAGTTAAAACATCGGCTCCAATTTTCTTTTCAGTAACGATTCCTCTGTTTTTTAAAATTTTTACAGTGTCTTTAAAAGTATTCCAGCTAGTAATAAATGGAAGATTAACGTCTCTACGAACTTCATATAAGAATTTCGATTGAGTTACGTCACCTTTTAATACTTTGTTATATAATTCTTGAGTAGTCATGCTTATATTTTTATATAAATATTTAATATTTTGTTATTCAGTTAATCCTTTAATCCTATTGTTTAAGATTTGGATTTTTTCTGAAATTTTATGAATAGCATTTTTAGTACGTTTTAAATAAGACATACCTTCATTACTAGCCTTTAATTCAGTTTTCATTCTTTCAGTATGACTAACTACTTTTGTAATTTCATCAATTTTACGTCTAATTTCTCTAACAGCTTTATGTATTTGCTCTGTTGGAGTTCTTAATTCATTTTGTTTTTTAAATTGAGTATATCTAGCTTCATTAATTTCCTCCATTGGGTTGCTAGCATATTTTTTATAGGCATCAGGATAATTTTTTCTGATGTGGGTTCTGTATTGATTGAATAATTTACTAACTTGAGTAGATATACTATCAATAACTTGGTCATCCGTTTTTCTAGATAAAGTAGTAATGTATTTTTTTAATTCATCAAATTCTTCAAATACTGTGTCAAAAGCGGGAACATAATCTACCTTCCATGATACTGATCCAGTTTCATCATCTTGATTAGTTACTGTTGTTTTAATCCCACCCGAGGTTTTTTCGTCACCTACTTTAAATTTAAATGGTGCTTCTAATACAGATGCAGCATCTTGTGTATCCATATCATAACCTGTATTTACTCCGGCCCATGCTTGGCTATCTGTAAAATCAGTTACTGGGTTCCATTTTTTCTTAGCCTTTTCAAATAATTTTTTATAATCAATTGCTTTAGAAGGTCTGTTAGGTATAGAAGGAGCTGAATCATCAAATGGTGAATTAATGCCTTCTTCTTTAGATTTGGTAATTTTAAATGCTTTTGGAGAAGCATATTGCTCTCCAGTTCCAGATTTAAATGAAGCACCAGTTCCTGTAGTGCTCATTTCATTTGTATCCTTTTTAATTTTTATTTTTTTCATAAGGATTTCATCTCTTTTGATAATTCTATATATTGCAATAAGGCAACTAAATGATCATCTTTAATAGATTTACTTTCTACAATAGGAGTAATTAATTTTATTACTTCTTGGACTTTAATTTTTGTAGCAGCATCTTTAACTTTAGGAGTATATGATTTTAATTCACTAATAATAGTAAGAAACTTTTTGTTAATGAATGATTTTAACTTAGGTGCATTGGCAGCACTATTGATATATTCTTTTAATATCAGTTTTTGTTCTTCAGTTAAAGTTTTAAACTTATTATTAAATTTCTCTAACATAAGTTTATATGCTACTGCTCTTGTGCCCTTATCTAATTTTGTTAATTCTTCTACTAAAGGTGTAAGTGAAATTTTAGCATCTGGTTTTGATGTTAAACATTCTATTAAATTAATTTTAGAGCTAATAATTAGTTCAGGGTTTAATATTTTTGGATTAGCATATGATTCAAATAAAATGAATGTTGATGCTAATTTTTTATAATCTTTAATTTGTGCCTTGAAAAAGTCATTAATATCGAAATTCTTTTTAATTTCTTTAATTAGATTGTATTTATCTTTTTTAAGTTGTTCTTTATCTAACTTTTTAGATATTTCTAATACACTAGAAATTACAGTTTCGGCTCTGCTTTCATTAATATTTACTGTATTATTAACAGTTTGGTAAAGTTTATTTTCTTTAGCTAATTCAGTTTTAGTAAAGTATTTTTTTACTAAAGTTGCTGCAGCCGAAGTACTCTCATTGAGAGTATCCGATGTGAGTTTTCTTACGAGTAACTCAAATAAAATTCCCGTATTCTTATACTTGTTATGTTTCACTTTCATACTAGTAGTTTTCTACTGGTTATAAATATTTAATCTATTTGGTTTCTTCACGAATATTGTCTTCATTTAATAAATCACTTTCTTCAAATAACTTAATTTTATTAGATTTTGATTTAAATGCTTTTAATGAAGTTTCGGTTTGTGCGAAAACAGCCCTAGTTCCTAAATTTTCTAATGTTAAAGGTGAACCACCTTTGTAATTTGGTATTCCTGGTCTTTCTTCTGCTCCTTGTTTTCCTTTCATTCTATCTGAACCAATAGGGTCTTTACCTAAATTGCTAGTTTGAGAACCATAATCAGATGCGTTATCAACAGGTCTACCTGGTTGAATAGCTGAATCTGGGTAGTTTTTATCATTAATATCGTATCCTGCAGGTACTCCTTTTTGTCCTGGGTATCTACCACCACCATATAATGAAGCTAAAGCATGTGGTGTTCCATATGCTTCCCCACTTTCAGCAGGATCATTACCTTCTGTTTCTATTTGAGCTTGTCTAAATTTACGTTTTTGATCTTCCATAATTAGATCTCTATACTCTGAGTATTGATCTTCACTAAAGTGGAATATATTATCGTAAATCCAATCTGTTGGCATTAGTTTATTTTCCATCATTTGAGATGCTAAATCAACTTTTTCTTTCAATAATGCAATTCTTTCCTGATCATATATGATAGAAGGAGTTGTTAATGAAATATCAAAATTAGTTAGTGCGGCTCCATCATACCCTTGGGCATATAAGTGTACTAACGCAATTTTAGTTAATTCAGATACTAATATTTTTTGTATTCTTTCTACTGTACGAGCAAAACGAATATCTTCTGCTGCTAATGTAGCTTTTCCTTCAAGATCACCTTCATACCCTAAATATGCTTTTGGTACTTTAAGGGCTGCAAATAATTTATCTCTAAGATAAGTTACATCTTCAATAGCTGCGTAATCTAATCCTTTTGTTGTTTCTATTCTTGTAGTTGCATCACCTCCTCTAACTGGAATATAAAAATCCTCGAGGATATTTTGCATATTAAATTTAAGGTTATAATCACCTGTTTGTGGATCAACATATGGTGTTTTTTTCATTTTGTTGATCATACGTTGCATGTAAGTTTCTACCTCATTTGGTGGAATATTACCTACGTTAACGAAGAAAGTGCGTTTTTCTGGTGCTCTAACAATTCTGTGAATCAGCATTGCATCCTCCATTAATGTCATTTGTTTCCATATTTTACGACCTGGTTCTAAATAAGATCTACCGTAAGGTAAATAATTAAAATCGGATAATAAACGGAAGTGAGCCATTTCATAGTTGTCAAATACTATTTCATCTCCTGTATTTACTCCCATAGCAGGTGATATCTGTTGGAAACCTAATGGGTTTTCAGATACTGAATAAGTTGGATCATATTTAAATTTAACATCAGATGGATTTTGAGGATCCATACCTTCTAATCTCATAATTGTATATGATGAAAATGGCACTACATTATATACTCCAAATTGTTCTGAGATTTCTAGTTTTAAGTAAAAATCACCATATTTAAGCATATTACGAGCCCAAGACCATAGGTTAAACTCAATGTTTAACACATCATAAAATAAATTATATAATATTTTTTGGACAGTTTCATCTGAAGAACGTATTTGTAATACTTCTCCCATGTCATTTCTTAAACATGATTCATCAGCTACAATATCTAAAGCAGAAGCAACAATAGCATCGGTATCCATCGCTTCATAATCAGTATATAATTGAATTCGAGTTGATGGAAAGTTAACTTGTTGCATCATATTATAGTTTAACCCACCTGTGGTACTATAAATTTTGTTAAACCTATCCATTAATGAATTGGTTTGTAACTGTCCTAAATTTTGAATTTGATTGCTATCAATTACTTTTAATTGATTACCTCCAACATTACGAATTACTACATCCGTTGAAAATAATCTACGTAATCTACCAAATAAAGAAGTATCTGCCATTTCTTACTATGTATATATAATAAATATTAACCCAATAACCAAGAAATGTCCTCCTTGCCGCCATATGGGTTTTCCATTTCGTAGGGATTTTTTACCCTGTTACTATTCGTATAAATATTAGGCGCTTGATGATTTGTGGAATGTATTCCCCCTAATGCTGCACGCGCCATATCTACACCTTGTTGTCTAAAGTGTAAAGCTGTATCTCTTAAAAACATTGCTATACCAAAAGCCATTACTAAATCATCATTATATCCTCCTAAAGCTTGAGCTTTACCATTTTTCCAAACAAATGTTCTTAACTCTTCTATTAACCTTTTAGATTGTATTATTACTGATTTTTCGTGAATATACGAAACCATTTTGGAGATAACAAGTGGTCTCGTCTTTAAGGACGTAGTAAACCCAGGAACCATTGCATTTCCGTTTTCGTATTTGTTTAAATATTGATCTGCATTAGATAAAGCTGTATCCATTTTAGGAGAGTAATATAAGTTTCTATATCCTCTATCTATTAATTGTTGGATTACAGCCCACCCTACATTAGCATTTTCTACTACAAGTAAAGCATCATTATATTCTGTAGCTACTGCAAATAATACATTAGCATAATCTTTAGTACCTATTTGAGCTTTATATTCTGCTACTTGCACAGCATTATCTATATCAAACACATGAAATGCTGAATAATCTTTCCCATCACCACGAGCAACATCCGCTACTACAGTATATGTTTTTGAATAATCTGGTATTTCATATATCCATAAATTCCCATCTATTCCTCTTCGTTCTGATGGATCTTTAATATAAGTTTTTTCATAAAAATTTAAAATATCGGGCTCAATTACAGTATCACCTGAAGTGCTAAAATCACAATCACATTCCTGTGCTGCCATTCTAGGGCCTAATATTATATCTTGTTCATCTCTCCATTCTTCATTTCTTTCTGGGTGGACAGTCCAAGGTAATCTAATAGGGAGGAATGTATTTTCTCTAGCTTCAGCTTTAACCCATGTAGAATGAAACCAGTTACCTGTACCATAAGGTGTAGATAATGCTATACAACCACCACCAGTAGCCAGTGTTTGCTGTGCTGAAGCAAATATCTCATCAATATTATCAATAAAGGCAGCCTCATCAATTAATAGTAAAGATACTGCTTCTGATCTACCTGCATCACTTGAAGCTGATGTGGCTTTTATTTGAGAACCATTTGCTAATCGAAGAGATAATTTATTGTGTTCAACCGTTTTTATTCTTAACCATTGAGGTAAATTATCATAAGCAAATCGTACTTTAGTAACCATATTTTTGGCTGTTTCTTGCTTAGTTGCAATACAAAGTACGTTTTTATCTTTATGAAATAACATCATCCATAAAGAGTAAGCAGAACATAAAGTTGATATACCTAATTGTCTAGATTTGTTTATAATCATATAGTCTTCATTATCCATATGACCTAAAACCGTTTCTTGGAATGGGTATAAATTAAATTTTATTCTACCCCTTTTAGGGTGTTGAATAGTATAATACTTTTTCATAAAATATACCGGATCTTTAGCACATTTTATAAATTCTTGTTTTATAATATTCTTTAAATTCGCACTCATTATTTTAATAATAATACAGTAGCAATTACGGCAACAATGCCTGCTCCTGCTGTTAATTTATTTTTCAATTGAGATTTCTTTAAATCTAACTGAAGTTGCTTAGATAATTTTTCTGAAAGTAATAATTGGTCTGATTTAGTAGATAAAATTGAGTTAAAGTTAGATACTTTACCATTTAGGTTAAATATAATACTATCTTTTAAGACAATTTTTTGTTCTAATAAATTAATTTTATCTTCAAATAGTACTACTTTTTGTTTAGCACCATCTCCTTTAATAAGATCTTTAATTACTAGTTTTACTACTGGCTTTTTTAATTGAATCGAAGTACTGTCTGTAACGGTCTGTGAAAAACTGGGTAAGCTCATCATTATTAAAACTGTCAACAGCATCCACTTTATTATTAATTTCATATCTTAAGCTGTTTATTTTATAGTCTTTAGAATCTATCTGTTGATCTAACTTAACTATTTGTACATTTAATGTATCAATTTTAAAAGTCAACTCGTCATTTATATGATGTAACGAATCGACTTTTTGCTCTAGTGCTTCTATTTTAGAATTGTATATTTTTACATAATCTTGTTTTTGTTGAAAAAAACAAAACACATAAATACAAGCCCCTACTATAACCAATAGGTTAAGATTTTTACCTAACCATGTTTTTTTAAAATTCATCCTATTTTATTAAGGGAGAAACTAAATTACGAATTTCTTTAGCACCCACTTCTTTACGTACATCATCTTTTTTAATGTATTGTTTAAGTGCTAATAAATCCATAGTGTAATCATCATTGTCATCTCTTTTCTTTTCTATTTTAGCTACTTTTTTAACTATAATACTTCTCATATTATTAGAAGCTCCAGTTGATGTAGGTATTTCAAATTCTAAATCTTTTTCAGCAGTGGCTATATCAGATTTTGATGGTTCTTTTTCATCATTTTCTTCCATATAATCTACTCCTGATTCATAGTTTAATGAAACAAATTCATTAAATTCATCTTTAATTGATTCAGCACCTTGAGGTGTAGCAGCGTTAAATGGTCTAATGTCTTGTCTATGTGTTTTAACAAAGTCTACAATGACATCATCATCATATCCATTAAATAAATGTTTTATTTCTTTAACTCTATCTAATACCATTTCCATTTCAAACTCATCGTCATCAATGTACATTTCGGCTAACTTTTCCCCTTCTTTATAAGATTCCTTATATAAGGTTTTATTTTTCCAGTCTCTTACTGAGAATTTTTGATCCATAATATAAAATTGTTTATTATAAATATTATTTTCTAATGGAATCCAATATTTTTTCAATACGTTCGTCCGTGCTTCCTTTTATCATTATGACATTTTTGCATCTATGCCCATAAGTTCTTAATAAATGTAATATAGTATCATCAATTAGGTTTCTATATTCTTCATTAGTTTCTCTTACCCCATTATCTTCAATAGGAATACCTTCAGGAGATATATAAAATATATAATCATACTCACCTATAAATACTCGAGCATAATCTTCAAAATATTCTTTATCTTTAAAATCAATAGTTTGTGAATTTTTTGTAAATGCCATAACATCAATTACAGTTCTATCTGTAATAATATTATCTTGAATTAATTCACCACAACGTTCAGCTAGAAATACTGTTTGGCCTTTTAATGTTGAATCTGTATTTAGGGGAATACCTAATGACATTAAATGTTTACTACGTTCAGTAGCAAAATTATAATCCTTAAAGTCATTAACTTTCTTTAACGCATTTACTAATGTAGTTTTACCTACACTCATTGTACCACATAAACCTATTTTCATATTAATTATAAATTTTAGTATGACATGACTCACACAATTGACCTGCTCCTTCTATATAATTACTTCTAGTATAAATACTATCTGTGATGTTATAAGGGGTTTCTACATCACAACTTACACAGTTATCTTTTTTACCTTCCATATTAAAATCTAGATTTTACTTGTGGGTTTTTGTCTGGAGTAACACCATTACGATCTCTTCGTGCTTCTAACCAATCCTCTTTAGAATACCTAATACCATATAGGTAATATTCATCTAGGCTTCTTTTACCATTAATGTAAGTAATAGCGGGAACATCCCAACTATGAAGTTTACCATCAAACATTGTTACTCGTTTACCATCTGGGGTATTGAATGTTCTTGATTTAAAATTTTCGCTCATAAGTATAACTTTATATTTGGGTAAATATACGAACCCTTCTGCTGATAGCCAAATTTAATCGCCAAAAGCTTCCTTTAATGTTGCCGGGTTATTTCTTAAATATGTGTTGAGTTCTGATTGTTGTTTCCAATCACTAATAAACTCTTGTTCAGCAGCTGATGTTTTGGGTTTTTGTGATTTAAACATCCAAGGTGTATTTGCCCTACACCACCTAACATAGCTAGGATCATATTGTTCTACATCAGATATTAATTGACCTTTATATTTACCTCTAGGAAATACCATTATTTACCTCTCCCCGCTTTTTTAACATTGTTAGTTTTTACCGCTCTACTTTGCTTATTAGCTTTAGATTTACCTTTGGTATTTATTTTATTATCATTTTTATTTGAAAAAAATTTACTACTCATAATATGGTTTATTTAGTAAACGAGATAGGATTCGAACCTATGACCGATGCCTTAGAAGGGCATTGCTCTATCCAACTGAGCTACTCGTCCATAAAAAAAGAGAAGTTTCGGGTCTTTCGGGGTTACTACGATATAGAGGTTAACCCTTACCTTTTTCTATATCATTGTAGCTTCACTACTTCTCTTTTTCATTGACATGAATATACGAAAATATTTTGAGTTATCCAAATATAATTTAAAAGAAAGCCCGGAACGTCTTCCGGGCTAATGTTGTTAAGTTGTAGATTGAAACCGCATGCATTTAAGGTTAGCGGATGGTGTTTTACACTCTTGGGATCTTTTACCTGGACTACTCCTTACCAGCTTTGACCTTAACTAACTTGGTATGAATATACGACCTTTCTCTCGGGTAGCCAAGCTTCCCGCGCATTATTTTTTTCTGTTTTTTATTCGTAAAATTTCATTATCAGATTCTAGATATTTAATTTTTACTTTTAAAGCAGATATAGATGAAGATAATTCTGTAATTTTATCTCTCATAAGATCTTTCTCTTCAGAAGATTCTATTAGTAAAGCTTCCAATTTAGCTACTCTAGATTGTAAATCTGTAATAAAAGCTTCATTAGCTTTTTGTGGGCTTAATGTAGTCTGGGTTTTTAATTTTATTTTAGCCTCATAAAACCTCCAAGCACCTACACTACTAAGTCCTGATATTAATGCTATTAAAATACTAATTATGTTCTGTTCCACTAGATTGAGTTGTTGTTTACGATAAATATTTTAGACTATATTACTCCATTAAATATTTTAAAACGTCTTCTCTTAATCTTAAAAATAATTCTATTTCAACTGCTTGTTTTTTTGAAAATATTGCACTAAAATTGTAATTAAATAAAAAATGGGCATCCATAGCTTCAATTAGTTCTTCTAACTCATCATTTGAGTAAGTCTTCAGCCACATAGATTCCTTGGGCTCCGGATACTGTAATTCCTCTAGCTGAGAGAGCATCTCCGACAAAGTGGATGTTTTCATATTTTGTAAGACTTAAATTGTTATAATTAACTAATGGCTCAGGTGATAAATATTTTACTTCAGGTACATAAATACCCCAATCGTCTTTTAATGTTGGGAACACTTTTTTCATGTCCTCAATAAAATCATATACATACATAAAATATGG